GTGCTGTATCGCTGTTATCAAACACATATACGTGACAACCGCGAGTATGCTTGAACAGAGACTTGATAGCAGCCTCAGTTAACTCAGGTGTATTATAGTGGACGATAGCCACATTGAAACCGCCCAGATAATAGGCCATATTCGTATAGATATAAGCCGATATGAGGCGTTCTGCAAGGAAAGATACTACGCGAGTCTGGTAGTCGGTACGATAACCGCCAAAATCCTTCTCAGCTTTCTTATGCCACTCTTCTACGTTGGTATTTGAGATACCACACTTTGTAGCGAAATCTTCCAGAAGCAGGAATAGGAACTTACACAGCTTATTGAAGTCCGCCCAGCGCATAAAGTAACAGCAGTTAGCAATCAGGCAGTGGCTTTCTTTTATATATTTGGTGTATTGGTTTTCCTTACCGTATTTTTCGTCAAGAAGAGACAATATAACGTCCATATCCTTACTGTTATGGCACTCGGCATATTGCTCATAGATTGTCTTACCGCCAAAATCAAGTATTCGGTAAATCTGACACTCACCACTTGAAGGGAAGTGGTTAATATCAAAGTTTCTGCGATAATGATTGAAACCGATATAGCTACTCTTGATTGTGTTCTTCCAAACGTAGTACATAGTAACCATTTCGGAATATACTGGATTTAGGTTATTGATATTCTTTCCGTCAATATCCTTGTGCGATGCAAACAGAACGTGATTAGCATCTTCTTTCAGACCGTATTTTTCGATCTGATCGTCCTTGTGGTATGTAACGTATATTTTATAATCTTCCATAACTTTATTTATTAAAGAAAGGCAGGGAAGCGGAAACACCGCAACCCCGCCTCAACTATGAATGAAGAGATAGTTTATCCTTCACTTGAAGAGCTGTCAGCAGCAGCATCTACGTTGGGGAGGTAGATAGCGTTACCAGCAGCATCGGTCAGAGGTGTTACGGCCACGTTGTAGTAACCAGTAGAATCGTCACCACCCTCGCCATTAAACGAAGCGTACATTTCAATGTGAGGCAGATAAACGATGGTGTCAAGGTCAGGAGAGGTCAGCAGCAGTGCGCCAGTAACCTTCTTTGGAGCAAGCGAGAAACCCTGCAAGGTGTAGTTATGATTCTCGAAAGAACCAGTAATAGGACTTCCATTCTTTTCCAAAAACAGTTCGTTAGCAGTCTTAGCAACAGACGAAATCTGCAAAGAAATATCGCTATCGCCCTGAGATACGTTGCCGAGCCAGATGGTATCGTCAGTCAGACGTACATCATTCTTCTGTGGGTCACCAGTGTTAAAGGTAACACCACCGTCCAGAACAGGCAGCTCGATTCCACCAGTCTGCTCACCAAAAGCCTTGGTATAGTCAGGGAAGTAGTAGGCTCTGCGAACCTTTGAGAAAATCACCTGCAAGGCTTCCTTTTTAGTTGAAACATTAATTGCCATAGTCTATGAAATATTAAACGTTATACTTAATCACAATCTTAAATTGCATAATGACAGAGTGATAACCCATACCATCAGGCTTTGAAGGTAGCTGAATCGGTGTATCGTTACAGCTTATATGACCGTTATTAAACGGAAATAACTCACAGATACCATCAATCAGCTTCTCCATCCTCTCTATGCTTTCAACACCATTGTTCACGTCCTTTGCAAAAAGCTGAAACTGGACGTAGGCAGTATTATGTGTATCAGCGTATGGGTCAATCCCTTGTGGTAGCTTGATAATGACAAACTTATCGGTTGTAGGCTTAACCGTCTCGCGATTAGTCATATAAACTTCACTGCATTTGGTCAGAACCATTGTACGCAGTTCAGAAAGCACCGATTTCCTGTTATACCTGTTTGCCATATCTAAGTCTTATATTCATCACAATAAAGCGTTGTGCCTAAATTGCCAGCGTAGACATCGTTAAGATTGAGCGTACACGATGGGGTAGGCTCTTCCTCCGAACTTGAACTATCATCAGAACTTGAACTTTCCTTAACAGCATTATCAAAACCAATTATATTGTTTCTGTCGAAGAAGTCAATGAACATACCAGCTTTGACATCGCACACGATTGCGCCACATTCCTCGCCTGTACGTCCGTCTGGTGCTGCATCGGCATCGCCAGCAAGATTGCCGCCAACCAATGCGCCAAGTTGTACGCGATAATCACCTTTAAGTACGTTTTCCTGTCCTTTGAAGGTGCGGATAGATGTATTGCTTTCCTTTCGGCATCGTCCTTCCCAAATAACCTTTTTCAAGGCTTTCAATTCCTCTTCCGACTCAAAGCCAGTAGGCTCTTGCATAGTGTAGATTATGCAACGGTGAGGGAATCGTGGAAACATCTGTGCAAGCCTACCCATATCGCTTAGAAATTGATAATCTTTATACGACTCTTGATAATCAGAGGCTCGTCCCATTTAGCAAACAGCGCACGATACTTGCGCAACCACTCTTCGATATTCGCCTTTGATACTTGCCAACCACCCTCTGAATGAGACCATCCACCATCAGCAACCTTTTCGGTAGAACCACCTACAGGCAGATTACTCAGCCAGAAATATGCAGTACCTTCGGCCAAATCAAGTTCGCGTTCAGTCAATTCGCCAATAAGCTCACAGCCCTCTAACCTACGCTTTGCAAGCACGTACCCAAGGCCGCCCTCAGTGATTAGCTGAGAAACGCCCTTGATGTACTCGCTTATCGTTTTGATTTCTACCATTCGGAATCACTCTTTAGAGATTACTCACGGATTAGCCCTATTCTGAGCTTGAACTTGAAGAAGGTGTTGGAGTTACGTGAGGTGCAATAGTAGAGATATACATATTGCGGATGGCGTTAGGTACGCAGAGCTGCGACATTTCACCATTCACGTTGATGCTGTGAGTGCGAGGAATATCCTCTTGCTCAATCAACAGACGGTTGCCCATTGAGTAGGCCACCTTGTCGGCATCATATCCCATAGAGAGAGGCTGTACGCCCTGAATCTTACCCAGAAGGCCAGTTGGGATAAACGCGATGTTCTGAGGATCGAAGTTGTCGATACGCTCTTCAACCAGATCAGGCTCACCATCAGCGTTAACACCCTTCTTAGAAACAAATGCGTAAGTCTCCTGTGGAACGATCTCGTCCACCTTGATGATCTTACGGATAGCCTCTGCAAAGGCATCATCACCCTTATCCTGAATAGCGGCATCGCGGGTTGCTTTGTCGGTAGTCGTAGGATAGAAGTAGATACCCAAACGCTCACGAACCTTGCTGTGCATCAGCAAATCATCCCAAGTGTCCTGTGCGATCTCCATCTTCAACGAGCCGTTGTAGTGAAGCTGTCTGCGGATTGCCTTAACACGCTTCTGGAGATAGTCGATAGGATCGGAAGTCTTACCCTCCTTAGTATGCTCTGCGTCAGTCCAGAACTGATCCTCGCCAGTCAGAACGTCCTTGTTCGCAGTTGGCATATTGAAACCGATGGTCACGCCCTTAATACCGCGTGGGTTGTTAGTGGCGTTGATCGTGAACTTACCTGTAGATACCACCTGATGACGCTGGTGGTTCAGAGCGTTCCAGAAAGCCTGAATCAGACCATCTGTACCCTCGTCCAACAGGCCAAACATAATGTCGGCCATTTCACCGTCCATAGCAGCCTTACCGAAACGCTGTACCAACTGCATCTGCTCACGCACGATAACGCGGTTTACAGAGTAGAACAGCTTCTGGGTAGGAATGTTACCAGTCTTACCCTCAACAGCTCCGAGAGGCATTTCGTAACCCTCAGACTCTGGATCAACGTAGGTAGGAAGTACGGTTGCACCAACCTTTGACAACATCTGCGCGAAGGAATAGCTTGTGCTAATTGGATCGAAGTCGAAACCGTCAATGGTGATGGCATCAAACTTTTCTTCGTAGTGATCTACGAAAGTCTGCCAGTCCTCACCATAGAGGCCGAGCTGCATCATATCGCGCAAAGTAACTGGAATTGTTCTCATATCCTGTTAATCTTTAATCGTTACACAATTAGTCCACAACACGAATGTTAAGACCGTTCTTCTGAGTCATACCCTTAACAGCGGGTGCGATAATGTCCGCATCCTCTGGAGTGCCACCAAGCATATAACCGTAAATCTCACCCTTCACAATAACATTGGCAGTGCCAATAGTCTGTGCGCTTGCAACAGGAACATCTTCCTGTAGGAAGCCGATGATACCAAGAGAGTCGATACCTGAACCAGCAATGCCAGCCTTCAACTGCGCCCAAGTAAGAACTTTTACGTCCTTCTCGTCAGCATCAACAGCCGTGTCCTTCACGATTGCCATACCAGAGCGCACAAGCCCAGCAGATACGAAGTCCGAGATATTCTTAATCATAAAGCCGCCCGGAAGCTGCTCTTCGATTCTACGCCACACCTTTCGAGCGTGACCAACACTGAATGACTGCTCGTCAAAAGTGTTTCCAGTCTGAAATACCGAGTTCTTCATCTTTTTTGACTTTAAGTGAAACAAAATTAATTTTCTTTTCTCGCGGCCTATATGTTACTTTTTACCCCAGCCCTCTTTGGCTTTCTTGCGCTCAAAACGTTTATCGAGTTCAGTCTTAGAACCTCCAGACTGGTTAACCGATTGTCTGGGAGGCGCACCACCACCTCTGCACTTGGTGTATTCAGCATCATACTTAGCCAGATACTCTTTGGTTAAGTCCTCAACGCTCTTAGTAGTGTCGAGTTCTACACCTTTAAGAGTATTGTCAAGAACGTAATCATCTGTAGCCTTCTGCTCCTTCATAGCGGTTCTCACTTTCTGGAGTAATTCGGCTTGCTGCTTTGCTTTATCGCCATTGTCGAGACGGTCAGTAAGCTGCTTAATCTGCTCTTTAAGAGCTGCAACCTCTGGGCTTTCATCGGGCTTTTTCTCGATAGGCTTAACACCCTCGATCAGCTTCTTTACCTCTGCAAGCTGCTCTTCCGATAAGTTCTTGAACGTGTCCTCAGTGAGCAAGTTTTTCTTTGCCTCTGCGAACTTAACTGAGAAGTCGTGATTGAACTGCCCCTGCAAACCTCCGAAGAAGTCCTTTGCTCTGGTAAAATAAGCCTCGTCAGGCTCTTGTCCCTCTGCTACAGGATTAAGTTCTACGTACTTCTGAATTGTTTGTGCTGAAAAATCGGTGTTTCCGAGTTTCTCTTGCACGGTAGAAACGATTTTTTCGATTTCCATAAATTTGTGATTAAATGTTATCCTAAAAAGCAATTTTTTTGCCTTATGAAAATACAAGCAATACCCTTATTGTTGATATTTCACGCCCCAAAAATAGATAATTTTTGAATATACGCAACTTTTTGGCTTAAATTTTCACATAAAAATTGAAAAATATGCCGTTTTTTTATATTTTTGCCCCAAAATAGATTGTTTTCTAACGATAATGGCGCAGAATAAGACCATACCACTCGAACCTGTGATGCAACTCCCTAAAGGTTGTGTCCCTGCTCTGATAAGCAGATTCAAAGACCCTTCTCTGAATTTGAAAGTCATCGAAGAAAGCGATGTGCAAGAAATCAGAGAGGAGTGGGAAGTTGTGCATAATGAAAATGTTTTGTTCTCCCAGAAGGGGGGACAAACCGATATGTTGTCATCCTTCGCTGATATATCAATCGTAGGTGGAGGTCGCGGAGGTGGCAAAGGACAGCCATACGATGCTCCAGTAGTAACTCCATTCGGATTGCGAAAAATCGGAGATTTGGAAATTGGTAGCATCATAACCGATATTCACGGCTGTATGCAGAGGGTTATCTGTATCACAGAGCTTGGTATGAGAAAGGTATTTAGATTACATTTCTCAGACGGTACTTATGTTGACTGCACAGATGACCACCTTTGGAAGATTAAACAGACCAACCACATCCGCAAGTCAAGAGAAATAAACGGCACAGGACAGGAAGCTGACTGGCAGCTTATGACTATGCAGATGATTGCTACCTATATCGACACGAAATACAAGAGAAGGGGTAAATATACTGGCAATCTTCTTGTTCCTCTTTGCGAGCCTGTTAAGTTCACAAGGTCGCAGGGTAGGAAGTACAAGCCTATAACAGACCCATATATAATAGGTGCAATCCTTGGTGATGGCTGTATAACAGATAGTATAAAGAAAAGTGCTTATGACGCATTTTTAACTTGTGCAGACGAAGAGATAGTTGATTCTTTTGAGACTGCTGGTATTGATATGTCTCTGTACGGACAGAAAGAAAATAATAAAGCCAAAGACTACAGAATTAAAAACGAGGCTTTAAAGTCAGACCTTACCAACTTGAAATTATACGGCCATAGTGCCTACGACAAGTTCATTCCTGAATACTATAAGTTTGCACCGCTTGAAGAAAGATGGGCATTGGTACAGGGTTTGATGGATACGGACGGTACGGCTGACATAAGAGGCCATTGCTCTTTTGCAACGGTTAGTAAGCAGTTGGCAGATGATTTAGCTTTCGTATTACGTTCACTTGGTGCTTATGTAACAATATCCAAGAAGGAAAGATACTACACCAAAGGCAAAGAGAGAATTAAGGGTGCTGATTGCTACGAACTATACATTAAGATAAAGGATAGTGACAGACTTTTCCGTATTCAGAGGAAGAAGGATAGATGTAAGCCTTATAATGGTGGCGTTTCTGAGCCAACAAAGAGAATTGTAGGCTATGAGATAATCGGTACAGATAAGTGTAGATGTATTGCGGTAAGTGACCCATCGGCATTGTATCTTACAAACGATTTCACGGTTACACACAACTCCTACGTTCTATTGATGAACGCTCTTTATGATATTACCAATCCACACCTCAGAGCAATCATATTCCGTAAAGAGTTGGATGATTTGTCTGATATTATTGATACATCGGAAGAAATCTTTAACGAATTTGGTACATACAACCGAGCCAAAAACGATATGACTTGGAATTTCTATAATGGAGGTTGGCTAACGTTCTCGTTCCACGATATGGAATATGCAGACTTCCACGACAGATACCAAGGTAAGCAGTACCCATATATCGCAGTAGACGAGGTTACACAGATGTCCTACAAGAAATTTAAGGTGCTTACAATGAGTAACCGTAACGCTTATGGCATCCGCAACCGCATCGTTGGCTCTTGTAATCCTGACCCCGATTCTTGGGTAGCCAAGTTTATTGAGTGGTGGATTGACCAAGAGACTGGATTACCTATTTTGGAGCGTTGCGGTAAGATACGCTACTGCTTTATGGATGGTGACGATGTTACTCAGATTGTATGGGGTGATACCAAGGAAGAGGTATTTGAGAAGTGTAAGGAAACACTTATGCAGTACTGGAAACCAGAGTATGAGCGTTTCGGTACACCACAAGACCTATTTATCAAGTCTGTTACCTTCATCCC